ATCGCTAGGTTAGTTAAATTAGGTTTGTTGGAACTTGCTAGTTACGATTCGGACGGCCAACCTCAGTTTGGTCTTACCGAGATTGGCAAGCAGTATGCAAGTGCTCAAAAGAAGAGATAGTAGTAGTGGTGTAAAAAAATTCTCGTAATCGGTTGACAAATGTAAAAGAAGTGGTAGATTAATAAGTGTTGGGGGTGATAACCGCCTCCTAAAAACCAAGAAAGAAAAGAAAACATGAAGTCTGTTACTGAAAATGCTGCTGTTACAACTGTGGTCGATGGTGTTCCCGCCGTTCGTCCGGGTCCCGGTCGTCCCAAGACCAAGGTGACTCTCCGCCGAGTCGTCCTCGCGGATGGCAAGCCCGTCGGACGTGGTCGGCCGGTGAAGGGTTCCAAGTCCAATCGAACCTATGTGTTCGTTCCCGTCGGTGAATCCTACGACCTCACGGTCCACGGCGTCGGTTCCCAGTATCGCCCGGGCCGTGCTCAACCTCCCATCAAGCGAGTCAACATCAGTTCCTTCCGCAAGCTCGTGAATGCACCGGCCACCAAGCCGGTGCCGGCGGCGGTTGCGGCTCCGGCGGTGTTGGTGGATACCGCAGCGGAGGTTTCGGTGGCCGGTGACAAGTTCTAATAGAATCTGTCGGATATATAACATATGACAAAACGAGAGGGAGGGGTTCCGAGGGGAGCCCCTTCTTCTCAAAAGAATTTCACATGAACGGTGAATATTTAACCTCCGACCATCCAACCACAAGCGAGGTTATGCTTCAAACTTCGTTCCATTCAATGTGGAATTTGCTGCATGATGAGGCGGATAGACGCACGGCCAGTCTAGTTTCGGAGTTAACGACTGATATAATATGGGAAACCACCGCAGACAGAGCCACTTCGAGCGTAACTGAGGATATGACGGTGGAGATGTTAAAATGATCACTAAGATAACTAAGATTTATAATAAAACACGTTGGCAGACCGTTAGTTCGACGTATCATCCAACGAGGGATGTGCTCCGATCCATAATTTCAGATGAATCGTGGGATACGACGTGGAACGCAACGGGTATCGATAATGTTAGAATGATTAGGGCGATGGATTCTTTGACTGGAGTGGAACAGTTTGTAGAAGATAGTTTTTAACCAGTTGACTTTCTATAAAACAGTGGTAGGATTTCCCTACATGAACCTAAAACTCTCCGCCACTTCGATTGGGAAATTCACTCACGTTAAGAATTCGGACGGTTCCAAGTCGTTTGTCACTGAAGTATCCGATTTGGGTAACTTCAACATTTTTCAGAGGTTTTACGACGATGCGTGTGACGTGGGATTCCTTGTCTTTAATCCAGCAACCAACGTTACCATCAGCGTAGTTCTTTCCAAGGAACTTGCTGATTATGAGAACAACGAGGTTCATGGATGGGAGTTCACACCCTCGACTGACTCTGTTCGTTTATACCCCAAGTTAAAGAATTATAAATTTGTAATCTACAATGACTGACCTCATAGAAGATACGACGACGAGAGCGACGTATTTCGATACGATGCTTTTGTCAGGGGCGTTGACGGAAATGGATGTAGCGACATATGACATGGTTAATAAAGTGCACCGCGTTACCAGAGGCACGACGTATCCGCGATTCGAGATATTAACATCGGAATTGGATTTAGATTGACTTTTTATACATTTGTGGTAATCTCTTACCACGATGACAACACAAGATAAGAAAAACGTTAAACTTCTCGCCGATTGGTTCACCTGTGGAGTTAAACTCTCCGAGGTTAAATATGTAGAAATCTGTTCCGTCCGCAAGGGTGGAATCACTCTCCAAGACAAGGGACACCACTTCGGAGGCGCATACTTCAACATCGCCGCTGATGAGGTTCAGTCCCGTCTCAAATTGACCGTCAGTGAACTCCATCTGTGGTTGGTCAAGAACGGCGCGACTAAACGCAAACGTGTCAAACGGACTCCTTCCTATCCTCTCTACGACTAATAATTAAACGATAGTCGTTGACTTTTATAAAATCTCTGATAGTCTTATCCCACATGAATAACTCTTCTCTCCTCGAACCCCAAAGGGACCATGCCAAGAAACTCTTGGATTCCATCTATTATAACGGTTACGCGGTCGACTTGTCTGACACGGGCACGGGCAAAACTTACTCAGCCTGTGCAATCGCAAAGGAACTGAATGTTCCCGTCGTGGTGGTCTGCCCGAAGGTGGTCATTCCCTCGTGGAAACGTGTCTTGGAATCCTTTGGTATCAAGGGTGCGTTGGTCATTAACTACGAGAAACTCTGCCGTGGCAATACCAAGTGGCTCACCTACGATAAGAAGGAACATAACAAAAAGAAAACTTGGGAATCCCTCGGTGTTCGCCTTCATTTCCCCGTCGGTTCGATTGTCATCATGGATGAGGTTCATAAGTGTAAGGGATACACCAGCCTCAACAGTGACTTCCTCGTGTCATGTAAGAACCATGGTTACAAACTGTTGTTGATGAGCGCCACGGCGGCCACCAATCCACTTGAGTTGAAAGCCCTCGGGTTCGTCTCCCACCTTCATACCGGCTATAACTTCTCTAAGTTCTGTAGGAGTGGTGGTGCGGAAGTGAATCGGTTTGGCGGTCTGACCATTGACATGAAATCCGATAAAGCTAAACGAGGAATGGCCGAGGTTCACAACTCTCTCTTCAATCTACAGAAATCCGCCAGCCGCATGACGGTTGACATGTTCGATGGAATCTTTCCCGAGAACCACGTTGTCGCGGAGGTGTTCGACATGGGACAGAACACTGATAAAATTAATCGAGTCTATGAAATAATGCAGGCGGAATTGGATAAGCTCGATGCACGTGCTGAGAACTATTCCGGCCACATCTTCGCTATCATCATGGAAGCTCGTCGGCGGACTGAGTTGTTGAAGATTCCCGCGTTTGTCGAGACGATTGTCGATTTGTATGACGAGGGTATTTCTCCCGTCGTCTTCCTCAACTTCACCGACAGTCTCATGTCGTTGGAGGAACGTTTGAAGAAGGATAGTCGATTGGATAAGATGATTTCGAAAATCGTCGGTGGTCAGAGTGACAAGGGCCGACAGTTCGACATTGACGAGTTCAACGCTGACCGCAAACGGATTATGTTGGTCAACCTCGCTGCGGGAAACTCGGGCGTGAACCTTCATGACTTGAACGGCAAACATCCGAGACATTCGATGTTGGTCCCGTCATTCAGTGCCATCTCGTTGCTTCAGGCCTTGGGTCGGATTGCCCGTCAAGGTGGATTGACCAAGTGTCTCCAAAAGATAATCTTCTCCGCTAACACAATTGAGGAAGCAGCCTGTGAGAAAGTTCAGACACGTTTGGATAATCTCTCCACCTTGAATGACAATGACCTCAAGAGTGGCATCCGACTCTTCGCTTAAATGTCAGTGGAAATGCAATCTCGCAGGGCGTCGGTTGATTATACGTATGAGTTAGTAGACCTCTCAACGAATAGTCAATCGATGATGACCGTTCGATCCGAACGCTATCACCACCGGGTTGTAATGGAGTTGGAGATTGGTGTCACGATACAGAACATGATTGACAATCCACATGAATGAAAATGAAATCCAAAGAGGCTGAAATAAGAGATATATTGGAGGATGCAACGGCTGGTGCAACGTGGTGGGCAACGGCACCGGCGACCGCGAAATTAACGTGGGGTGGAACTGCGCATGTAACGTGGATACCGACGTCGGATGCAACGACGACGACGGCCACGAGGGAATTTGTTGACAATCTATAAAAACAACGTAGAGTTACTGAACATGAACACTGTCTCCAAAATCCTTCCCATTCGATATCTCGGATACTTCGACACCGTCCGCGGTCAATTTGACGTCAGCACCGAGGCTAACGTAATTGAACTCGGTGACGTCGATTTAATCAAATCCACCATCATAAATATTCTCTTCACAGACGGACCAAAGACGGTGGATTACCTCCTCGTGACCTTTGCTGACCAGATGTTTGTGATTGAACGTGATGGACCGGCTAGTTACTGTAAACGGTTGGTTTCCTACCATCCTCTCATGTCCAAGGTCAAACTGACCGCCTAAGCGGTTCCTAGCCTATCCCTGGCCTTAATGATAATGATAACTACTGATGTGGATAAATGGAGAACTGCCTGGTGGGCGACTGAGGATGTTGCCGGTGACATTGAGAACTCTATCTTCAACGCCTTATGTGGGCAGACGAGACTTGAAGTTCGTGAAATTCTCAATGATGTGAGAATAGATGATTTTACAAGAGATGTGGTCGAAGAATGTTTTGGAATTTTATGAATAGATCGTTAACGGAAGGTACATTACGGGATGCCACGGATGATGCGACGTGGGATGCAACGAGGGATGCAACGAGGGATGCAACGTGGGATGCAACGGTGGTTGAAACGGCGGCTGCAACGAGGGAGGCAACGTGGGCTGCAACGGAGGTTGCAACGGCGGCTGCAACGAGGAATGCAACGAGGGATGCAACGTGGGTTGCAACGAGGGATATGTTACGTGAAATAGTTCAAGAACTTTAAAGCTATGATTTCAAATTTAAATAAAGTGGCGGATTCAACGAGGGATGCAACGAGGGATGCAACGTGGGTTGCAACGTGGTATTCAACGATGGATGCAACGAGGAATGCAACGTGGGATGCAACGTGGGATTCAACGTTAATTGCAACGAAGGATGCAACGTGGGATATGCTAAATGAAATAGTTCAAGAACTTTAAAGTTATGACTTCAAAAACTTTAAATAAAGTGACGTCTGCAACGTGGGAGGCAACGTGGGATGCAACGAGGGATGCAACGTTGGATGCAACGAGGGATGCAACGAGGGATGCAACGAGGAATGCAACGATGGATGCAACGATGGATGCAACGGCGGCTGCAACGAGGGATATGTTACGTGAAATAGTTCAAGAACTTTAAAACTATGACTTCAAAAACTTTAAATAAAGTGGAGGTTGCAACGAGGGATGCAACGTTGGATGCAACGTGGGATGCAACGAGGGCTGCAACGAGGGCTGCAACGAGGGCTGCAACGTGGGCTGCAACGTGGGTTGCAACGGTGGATGCAACGGGGGCTGCAACGGCGGATGCAATGAGGGATATGCTAGATGAAATAGTCGAAGAACTTCAAAGCCTATGATTTCAAACATTCTAAATAAAGCGGAGAATGCAACGTGGTATGCAACGAGGGATTCAACGTGGGATGCAACGTGGAATGCAACGGATGATGCAACGGATGATGCGACGTGGGCTTTAGTTCATGATTGACTTTCTATAAAATGATGGTAAATTAGGACCATGTTCAAAGCATCAGGCTACATCCAAGTTCAAGACGGTGTTCGGATCATCACGTCTCACGACACGATTCGATACTATCACCGGCTTGTCGATGAATACTTCTTCCACTGCAAGAAGTTCCAGCTGCCGGCTCACGGTGCTCATATCACCCTAGTAAACCCGAAGATTCACAAGGTCAACTGGGCCAAGGCTCGGAAGTATATCGGTAAAGTCGTTGAATTTGAGGTATATCCCGATAAGGCTTATATCTCCTCTGTCAACGTCTGGCTGCCGGTTCATTGTGACTTTGCAGACGATCTCAAGAAGGAGCTCGGCGTGGATGACGGAGGGAACTATTGGGGTCTTCACATGACCGTCTGCAATAAGAAATTTAACGGTTGACAGTTGAAATGAAATGAAGTAAGATATTTAACAGTAGAAACAAACAAACAAAACCATGAACAAGCAATCAAAGATCTATCGGCAGGGAGACGTTCTCGTCATCCCCATCACCTCTATCCCAACCGGCCTCAAGCAGACCAAGCGAGTCACCCTCGCACTTGGCGAAGTCACGGGCCATCACCACACCATCCATGAGGGAGCCACCGGTTACGCTTCTGACGTTGATGCGTTGGTGGATTACATCGAAGTTACCGCACCGGCGGCTGACTTGACTCACCAAGAGCACTCCACCATTCCGATTCCGACCGGAACGTATCGAGTGGTGAAGCAGGTCGAATACACTCCGGCCGAGTTGCGAAATGTTCGTGACTGATAACAAGTTTAGGTAGGGGAATCCAAACACCCGTTGAAGAGTTCTGTTAAGTTCGCTTCAACGGGTTTTCTTTTTGATAATCATAACATGAACATGAACCCGAAACCGAATGTGGATGCAATATCGAACGGAGTTGGAAATGAAACGAGACGCGTGGTGAATATGATGAGAGCGGTGAAAGCGGTTGGGGAATGGACGACTGTGATTGCACCGATGTTGGATGTGACGTGGGATGCTGCGACGTCTAAGACGTGGGATAATGTAACGATGGTTAATCCGCGTGAACCGTGGAATATTGAAACCGATGCTGCAATATGGGAATGTAATGTCAATGGATGAACTCTGATATTTTATCTAAACTGGGTGTTGTGACGGATGCCGCGACACCATATGGTGTCGGGCTCAGTGTGTCGGTCGCGGCAAATCCTTCAACGACGAGTGAGGTACAATCAGCGATATTCAACAACACGTCTGATATGGTGTATAATGTTACATCCGGCGAGACGATGAGCGCAACGTGGGGACTAATAAGTGAAGATGACCATGAAAATAGAGCATAAGATGTTTATTGCGACGGTGAACGCAATGGATGTTGTGACGGGAGATGTAATAACACATTCGACGCGGGGTGATGTACGGTACGTCGTAGCCGCGCTCGTCGGAGTTGCTACGATAGATATTACAAGAGCCGCAAAGAGAGAATCGTTGAACAGTGACGACGGGAAGTGGTCGGTAAAAGAAAATCGTTGACTTTTCAAATTTCATACTATATATTGGTATTGTTCTTTAAACAGTAATAATGCTGTCGTGACCGGAATGGATGATCGGCTCGGGCTTCTATCCCGAATGAGATAACATCAAACACTATAGGTTCGAATCCTATCGACAGTACCATAAAGCACCCTTGACAGATTGGCCATGTTCTTGCCTTCCAAGCAAGCGAAGCCGGTTCGATTCCGGCAGGGTGCTCCAAATAATCTGTCGAATCGAACCAGTGTCTATCGGACAACGCCATACGAAAACGTTGTAAAAAACTAAACATTTCATTGACGAAAGTTAAATCTGATGTATAGTTATGGAAGTCGAAAGCGGACTTAGTGTAGTGTAACACGGGACCTTCCCAGGTTCAATCGGTGGTTCAACTCCATCAGCCCGCTCCACAGATGAGTGTAGTTCAGTGGTAGATCAAGGCACGTCTATGATGGTAAAAGACACCGCAAAAGCGACGATGGAAGCCTAGGCCGGTGGTTCAAATCCTCCCACTCATCCCGAAAGATTTAGTTGACGGAAAGAAAAAGTGGTGTAGAGTAGTTGAAGTTAGTTGATCTTTGTAGAACGTAATAGTGTCGTCGTATAACGGTTAATACTCTCGGCTTTCAACCGAAGAACGGCGGGTTCAACTCCCCCCGACACTACCATTTAGAATTGCGGGTTGGAGAAGTCCGGCCCATCTCGTTACGCTCATAACGTAAAGATCCTTGGTTCAAATCCAAGACCCGCTACAGAATTTTAACTCACGTTCCATGTGAACGAGGAGCTAGGTGTGGATTTAGGTTCACACTTCATTTTCAGAAAAAAAGAAAAAAGATTTGACTTTTAGAAAACTCGGTCTATACTTATTGACGTAATGATGACAACCAAACACAATTTTATTAAGCGCGATTGCCAAGGAGGCAACGGCTGATTCTTCGTGTTTATACCGAATGTCGCCGTCAACCTCCGAAAGTAGTTGACGGTTTTTTGTTTTGGGTTTTTAGTCTGTTTCCCTTTAAAAAATGTCAGACCGTAGAGGTAGAGTCTAAACGACAGAACCGGGTTCTAAAAGAACTCACCAACGAAGGTCAAGCGTGACGACAGCACGAAATACTGTCGTTTAGTGTCACGTCATAATAGTTATTGGACAACTATGTATGACATTAAAGGAAAAAAATTTGGTAAATTAACCGTTGTAGAATTTTCACATTTAACAAAATGGAAGCATGCAACGTGGAAATGTAAGTGTGATTGTGGCAGAGAAATCTTCACTCAAACACGATTGTTAAGAGATGGAAGTAAAACAAACTGTGGGGCTTGGTGTGAACAACGAAATCTTGCGAAAAAACATCCTAACTGGAAAGGATTTGGAGAGATAAGTTTATCCCAGTTTCACCACATCAAAAAAGATGCAATTAGCAGGGGAATTCATTTTGACATAGGTATTGAATTTATGTCAAACCTGTTTCTTAAACAAAATCGTAGATGTGCGTTATCTAATGTGGAGATTTCTATGGGAAGTTATAAGAAAAAAGTAAATGATAAAACCGCGTCATTGGATAGAATAGACAGCTCACTTGGTTACACTGTGGATAATGTTCAATGGGTTCATAAGGATATAAATAAAATGAAGTGGGATTTCAAAATGGACCGATTTTTGGAGTTAGTGGAGAAAATTCACAATCATAAAAATCCCGCTGTAGCTCCAATGTAGAGCGGTCGCCTGAAGAGCGACGCGTTGCCAGTTCAAGTCTGGCCGGCGGGACCATTTTATCACGGAACGGGTTTGTTCCCGCTAGTCGTATGAGTATGGAGTCATGTTTGATAAATTTTTGGGGTATTAGTGTAATGGTTTAGCAACAGCATCCTGTCACGGTGCAAGAACGGGTTCGATTCCCGTATATCCCGCAGTTCAGTTTGATTTAATTCCAGAGTGGGATAACGGTAGTCCTCCGTCCTGTTAAGACGAAAGGTGTTTGTTCGACTCAAACCTCTGGAGCATAATGGTCACGTAATTCAATGGATAGAATGCTCGCCCGATTAGCGAGACGTTGTGGGTTCGACTCCTACCGTGAGGACCAAAAATTATGAATTCACATGTTACAAAAGAATTGATTGACAAATACCCAAATCTTGAATTCCGAGGGAAATCATATTTCAAGTCTGGTAAAAAATACATTAAAGCCAGATACAAAGACCCGGAGATAAGATTGATTTTTAAGAGACGATTTGAATACTCTTTTGAAGAAGATTTCTTTTGGTTCGTTTGAATGGCCCTATCGTCTATCGGATAAGACCACTTGTTCTCAACAAGAAAAGCTCAGTTCGATTCTGAGTAGGGCTACAGTTGGTTGTTGGAATTCCGGTCTAGCTCAATTGGTAGAGCTTTCGGTTGTTACCCGAATGGTTTCAGGTTCGAGTCCTGAGTCCGGAGCCAAATTTATTCCCGAGTAATGTTAAAGTAGCATGCGCGGCTGTTAACCGTGACGAGAGGGTGCATAGTCCTTCCTTGGGAGCCTTTAGTTTGCCTGTATAGTGAAATTGGAAATCACGTCACTCTACGAAAGTGAAATTCTTGGTTCGAGTCCAAGTAAAGGCACCAGTGCGGAGAGAAGATAGACGTAAAACTTGATCAGTAGCCGCGCTACCTGATGGTAGGGAGTCGTGGTTGGAACTATGTGAAATCCTTTAATCTCGATGCCCGATTTTTTAGTTGAGAATTTAACGCTGTCGTTCCCTTAGTTGGCCGAAAGGACCGGACTTTTAATCCGGCGAGGTAACACTCCATCGTGGGTTCGACTCCCACCGACAGCATCAGTTTATTTACGGGTCGTTAACTCAAGTGGTTTAGAGTCCTGCCTCTTAAGCAGCGAGATGCTGGTTCAAATCCAGCACGACCCACCATTTAGCCATGTGAGATGAAGGTTATTATTGGTGTAAGAGCACATTTCCACATTACGGAAAAGGATATGAACCCGGCACGGCCGGCCGAATCATAATAATAAATGAAGTAAGTCGCATGGTAAGCAACTGATAGACCTCGGCGCCGAGGGAACGTTATTACGTGAAATCCAGACCCCTTTTTGTTTTTGTATCATATTTATTGTTATATGACAAAAACCGAATTAAAAGAAGTGATAAAAAATGTGATTCTTGAAGAGTTAAAAAATGATCCATGTTGGAAAGGATATGAGATGGTAGGAATGAAGGATAAAAATGGTAAATCCGTTCCAAACTGTGTGCCAATAAAGGAAAATGAGGAGTCTAATAACTATATGTTTTGGCAGAATCTCAAAACCATAAATCACGCAACCAGTGAATTGTTAAAAATGGATGTCAACAAACTTGATATGCTTTTAGCCGATGGTCATGGATGGGCTTTGGATCACGTTTCAACTTCTGCTGACGACATAGAGGAAGTTTATCATTTCGTTGAGAGTAACATAAATGAGTCTCGTAAAGATTCGGAGGACGAACATACTATTAAAACAGATGAAGAACTACTTGAGTTTCTACACTTTTTAAAAGAAGATTCATTGATAAATGAGAATTTAAAAGAAGCCGAATATCGTGGACGAAAGGTTAAGTTAAACAAACCTATGCGTGGAGATGTAAAAAAGTTCAAGGTATTTGTCAAAGATCCAAAATCTGGAAATATAAAGAAGGTTAATTTTGGTGATCCTAAGATGAGAATCAAAAAAAATAACCCTAAACGAAGAAAATCTTTCAGAGCCAGATTTAACTGTGAAAATCCAGGTCCAAAGACTAAAGCTAGATATTGGAGCTGCCGAAAATGGTGATATTGTTGTAATGGTTTTAGCATCACTTCCTGTGAAGAAGTCGGAGCGGGTTCGATTCCCGTATATCACCCCAACAATTAAGTCAAAATAACCGTTGACGTTTTTAGAAAAAGTGGTAGTATTGTCCTTGGTCAGACGAACTCATACTGATCAGTGAGTCGTGGACGATAAGTGATTATCACAAGTAAAACGGTTCGACTCCGTTGTTTGACCATCTTAATTTTTTGAAAGGTTTGTAGTAATCTGCAGGTTGTTACAAACTGGTGGATAGACGGTTTTAGTCAAAACGCTCTTCTAAGTGGTAGGATGCCGGCAGAAAGCTGGTAAATGGTGGTTTCGATGCCCACCGCGTAGCGACGTTAAACCGGAACAACGTGAAATCCCACACCCAAATTTAATGGGCCAGTAGCATCAATGGTAATGCGTCTCACTTGCAATGAGAAATTTGTGGGTTCGACTCCCACCTGTGTCCACCATTTTTTGAATGCCTAAGTCGCATAGCGGCGATTGCACCGTTTTTGTAAAGCGGAATACAAACACCGGGGGTTCGAGTCCCTCCTTAGGCTCCAGTTTTATCGAATTTGCGTTTCAATCCGTGATTCTATACAGTGATATTCGACTGTGATAACGGGAAAAATAGAGCGCCCATTTCAGTTGGGTCGGTAGTTCAATTGGTTTAGATGCGCGCCTCTTAAGCGTTGCGATATGGGTTCGAGTCCCATCCGGCCCACCAAAAATTTAGACGGATAGATGTGAAAGGCCCCATTACGGGATGAGTAACAGAATAGGTTGATAAACATTAGTAGTTGTGACCACCGCCCGGGCTGCAAAGGTGGAGACTACAAGATGTAAACCAGTGAAATCCCGTCGGCCTTTCCAAATTGGGATGTAGCATAATGTATTGCACCTCGCTTTGAACGAGAAGATTGGGGGTTCAAGTCCCTCCGTCCCAGCCATCCATAGTCCCTTAACATAACGGCCGTGTGCTCGTCTCTGAAACGAGTTAAATTGGTTCGACTCCAATAGGGACTGCCACTTGACAATTAAAAAAAGTGTGGTAGTATTTACTCATGTTCGCATGTTGTGAAAACTGTTACAAGAAATACCTCACCAAAGACGGAGATGTTGATTGGGAGTTGTATTTGAAACTTGAACCTGATCACAATCAAAACGAGGAAAATTCCACCGTCTGTAAGTGTTATTGCCACCGAGTTGATCTAACCGTTTTACATTGACATTTAAAATAAATCTGATATAGTTATTCTACAAATGAAATTGCACGTCGAAAAATGCCCGTTCTGTGGTTGTGATGAAGTTGAGTTCCAACGTGGAACCCCTGATAGGGAAGGTGTTCCCACACAAGCAATGTGTATTGATTGTGGTGCTTCTGGTCCAGGTGTTTATGAGAAAGACGACCGTAACTTTCTGAAGGCACTTGACGCGTGGAATGAACGTATCATCCAAAGGCGTTAATATGAAATCAAGAACCATAGTATTTAGTGTTCAATATAAGATTTTGTATAAATTTGGATCATTTCTGTCGTCCTCGTTGAGTTCTGATTCTCTTGAAGGATTACGGAAATTGATGGTTAACCGGGTCGAGAGCGCCAGAAATAACGACACCGAGGCAATTTTGTTTGAACCGATTGTAAAGACGATTATCTCAAAAACTGAAGCCCGGGGGTCTTTCGTTCAATTCGTTCCAAAGTTATCTACCGGCGTTTATTACGGAGAAGAAACGGTCAGTCAAGAATGTTACAAACCCTTCAAGCATCGTGGGTCTGGACGGCAAGGCAACTCTCTGCAAAAGAGTTTCAAGTAGGTTCGACTCCTACACGGTGCTCCATTTATGAAAAGAAAATATCTGCACGTTGAAATCTCCCTTGGGTCGTTACATATTTATGCCGATGACCGGCGTTGGCCAGGAGACAAGTTGGTGACTCTTGATGAAATTGACACTGAATGTAATCTTCACGACGTTGAAGATGGTGATGTGTGTTTCACCGTTCCGATAAACGAATTTCTTAATTGACTTTTTATCGTTTGGTGATAGAGTTGTCCTACGTGAATGACACTGTTTATAGATCGAAAAATGGAACTCGGTGGAGATTCCTCTCAGAAGGTTACGGTGGGTTCGCTGGATTCAATGAATACGTCCGAGTGAAGGATGGACACCGACTCTACCACAGAGTAGAGGAAATGGTGGAAGAATCAGAGTGGTTGAAGAATCGTAAGACAAAGAGTTAATATGAAGATATACAATTACGGCGTCAACAACGGATCCGATATTCACGTCTGTCATGTAAATTGTTGTTTCCGGCATAAATCAAAGGTCGAACCAATCTCAAATATCGTAGAATCCGTGACGTCATGTATCGACGACGCCACTGAACTTTATAAACGAAAAGCTTTGGCACTGAAAGTATATTACTGGCATCTTAACTTTTGGTTAGAGTCAGAGAATATGGATGATCTTAAAAAAGATGTCAAGACTGTGGCCGACTTGCTCTTAAAAATTGATCTTGACGACGGTTCCGTGGAATTTGAATTTGAAACCATTCACAATACTATGAATATGGAGATTAGAAATGAAAGCAAACGTTGAAGCATGGCTACACGGTAATGAAGATGGTTGGGATGATGGTTATCATGACCGCCCACGCCGCCCACTTAAAGACACGTTTACGTTTCCTGTGAATTGGACGGATGATGAAAAGAAAAGTTATATCCGAGGATATGACAGTGGGTTTGATGAATCATCAAACCCTGGGTTTGATGATGAACGTTGGAACTGTTGATTTAGATTGCAAGTGTTCGCTTAGTTGGCCGAAAGCACCCGGCTTTTAACCGGGAGAGTAATACTCCATCGTGGGTTCAAATCCCACCACTTGCACCATTCGAGTTCAAGTCTCGCCAGAGTCACCAATTTTATGTGGGAAAAAATTACAAAAGAATTAGTCTGCAATAGAGAAGGTGGCTGCACTCATATTTTTGATGAGTCTAATCTAAGGGCCAGCCTGCGCTCCTATTTGAGTGACGAAAGCAGGAGCCGATACGGTGGTGAGAATTTCTCCACAGATAAATGCTTCATAAACGGGATACAATGGCACTTAGATGGTTTGAAGTGTTTGTTGATTTCCCTTGACGGCAAGGCCAAACAGGACTAAGATATTTTGGTGGGTGTGGGGAACAAAACGACGGGCGCTCCTTCGGGACTCCGTTCAGGCAGAGACAAAGCGGCGGGAGCCTTACAAAACTCTGTGCAATTTTGCGGGAGATTAGTTGAATAGTGCAATTGCACCATTTTTGTTCTTTGACGGTTGAGATAACCAACGTAGGCGTGGATCAATGTCGGTTTGTTACCAGCACCACGATTACCTATAGGCTTCGTAGCCCACTACGACAGTACTCTCCGTCATGGTTTTATTTGAATGAAGACCGTGGAGGCAACAACCTCTATGAATCAGCTGAAATGTGGTATCCGGTAAACTTCATTCATCACGGTCAATTAATTCAATGGTAGAATGGAGTCTTGATAAGGCTTTCACGAAGGTTCGATTCCTTCATTGACTACAGAAACTTCGTGGTTGACAATCTTATAAAAAGTGATAGAGTTGTCCTACATGAGACATCCAGCTGACATTGTAAAGAACATCGACGAAATCCTCACCGTATTGGACGGCGCTGACCCAAAGGGTGCCAGCCTCGAAAACTACGACGCACTCCACGCCATCCGACATGTTTTAGGCCGAAAGAGTAAGTGGGAAGTCATCGGTGAAGCAACGCGATTTAAACGTCGGTTGAAGAAGAATTCGGTCACGGTATAAATCAAACACAAAATTATGGCACGAGAAAACATCTACGACAGTAACAGCTCACTCCGAGGTTCACTTGTCACCGAATCCAATGGTGACGTGAGGGTGTATAACAAGTATTCTCAACTGGTCGGAGTCTGGCGAGAAAGCGCTGGTAAGGCTTACGATGCCAATTCCCGCCTCATCGGTTCATCCATCGCAATGATTTATTCGCTTCTCGATTGACATTTTATCATTAACTGATACAGTTATCTCACATGAATGACCTAATTAAAGCCCTTACGATTCTCGCCAAATACAACGGTTTGGGGGAGGAATACGCTCCAACTCATTGTGAACACGATGAACTCATCGTCAACGGCGTCGAGTGGGATGAACTATCCGACGAGGATAAGAAGGCGTTGGACGAGTTGGGATTCCACGAAGGAGAATATTATGGTGTGTCATCTTTTCGGTTTGGTAGTAATTAACTAATTGGCCCGAAGCTTAAATCTTTGTATAAGCGCCCGCCTCATAAGCGGAAGAGAGCCAGGACGAGTGCTGGTCGGGCCAACATTTCCAACCTTTCGAGGTTAAACCCCTCAAAAGTCGTTTGTAACTTACTTTATCAAACTCCCACCATTCTTTCCGACTAAGAGTTTTTTGTTCATTTGTCTCGACATTGAACGCGGTGATAGGAGGTTTTCTAGGTTTTTGAAATTTAAGTTTGACCTCCGGACGATTTAGACACTTCAATGAAGTTTCACGTCTTCGTTCAGATGTATAATTTGATGGAGAGGTAAGTTTGTGTTTTCGTTTAGAAATACGAGAAACATATTCATGAGGAAGTTTTAGACGTTTCCCCTTATTGTAAGGAACGATTCCCTTCAGTGTCTTGCTTATCAATCGTTTAAAATGTTCCGGGTATCCAACGGACCAACCATTTTTGACATATTCACCGACTGAGTCAGGTGATACTATAGTTCGGATTTCATTTTTAAAAATCCATTTTTTACCTTTAGTTCCATTAGTTCGTGATGTGGAACCACCTTGACCGATTTCTTCAATCATGTTCATCCAGTCATCACTTTGAACGATGTTAAATTTGATGCTGTATTCCAATGAGATCTTACTGAATGTGGCGGTTTCGGATTCTGGACATTTATAAAGAATTTCAGTGGTGAAATCAAATCCATGTTCTTTTAAATGGGGTTTCCAAATGAGGCCTGATCCGCAGTATTTTATCGCTTTCTTATCCGTGGTTGTCAGTTTCTTACACAGATATTTCTTACCCGTAAGATTGTGGGTTTTTATCATTAAATAAAGATACTTCATTTGGCGTCTTTGTTTTGATAGTATCTGTCGAGGTTCTCTTTTTTGAGACGTTCGTGATGTTTCCAATAATGTCTCATCTGACGTTCACGTCTCGCTTGACATTTTTCTTCTTCGGTGGTATATTTTTTGAATCTTCCCATGTGGGAATACATAGTGTTCTACGAACTTAAAAGTTCAATAAAAGTAGAACAAGTTCTTTTAAAACAATTTACCAGTGGATAGATCCAATGCAAAACGACTAAGTCTCGGATGTGTTGGAGAATAATTAGGTTTTCTTTACTAAAAAAACTCACGGTTTTCGGTCTTGATAATTGACCGAGTTGTGGATGGTTCCCGCAATCTGTATCATCCGGAGAAGTTTTTTCCTGTGAAATCCCACTGGACACTTTCAGACGGATAGACGTGAAAGGCCCACTTACAAGTGGGATGAGTAATGGAATTGGTTGACAAGCGTTAGTAGACAAGACTGCCGCCGGCTGCGAAGGCAGAGTTTACATGAATGCATACCAGTGAAATCCCGTCGGTCTTTATTGCTGCGTCGCATAGTGGCCGATTGCACTGCCCTCATAAAGCAGAATAACACATCGTCGGTTCGAATCCGACCGCAGCAACCACACCGTTCATCCTTTTAACATTTTCGAGATGTTTATTTGAGTCGAAGGAGAAATGATTGACAGACTCGAAACGGTGTTTATAGCGGGCTCGTGGTGAAACTGGATATCATCCTTGGCCTCGAACCAAGAGTTTTGGGGGTTCAAATCCCTCCGGGCCTACCAGTTTGTGAAAGAGATGAAGGTTGGAAAATAGATATTGATGTAACGGTAGCCTGGCTGCCCGTAAGCGGCTCGAGTGGTTCGACTCCACATGTTTCATTGACCAAATGTAGTAACTCAGTTCACGAGAATCCGATAGATCCTATCTGGGAGGTACCCCCAGAGGAGAACAACAAAACGGCTGCATGGCGGCCGCGTGAAATCCGGATCAATTTTCTCTACGACGATGGTGTAGCGGTAACATAGCCGGCCAAATAATTGCCGGAGTCAGAGGTTCGAACCCTCTCGTTGTAGTGATGCCTCCTTGATGTTAATGGTAGCCTACTTCACCGGTAATGAAGTTGACAGAGTTCGATTCTCTGAGGAGGCTCTTTCGGAAATGCCCATGTAACCGTAACTGGTAACGGCCCCGTTTCGTAAACGGGAGGAGAAATCCGCCTGCAGGTTCGACTCCTGCCATGGGCTCCAGAAACAAACTAACCGACCAAGTATATTCACTTAGGTCGGTTTTTTTGTGTCCATTTGCCTTGGGAGGGCAACCTATGGTGTTTAGATTGCCCTCCCGACTTGTCGCCTCCACCACTCTGTTCTTTAACAGAGAAATTTAACCGTGATTCAAGATTGATGTGAGTGACTTTCCGCCACCGCGAGGGCGTCCGTCAACCCTGTTAGATCGTGTTCGACGGTTTTGGTCTTGCTGTCAAGCACATTCTTCAAAATGGCTGAGATTGCCTGAGAGACACCAATCTTGCGGTTGAACGCGTCCTTCTTGGAACACTTCGCCACTCCAACGAAGTCCTCACCAGCTTTGCTGGTGATGAACACCTCTGTCTCACCGCCTTTACAATCCGGCTGAACGAAGTCAGGGAGAGGGCTGAGAGAACGTTCGTATTCGGTGAGCAGACACCAACGGCGATTCACGGGGTCAAAATAACGACGCCGGTGATTGACACGGACCTTGTGGCCAGACTTGCGGAGGGAATGAACGGTAGGAGACATGGTTTATTTGTTTATTTGTTAATTGCTTACACTATTGTTTGACTTGGGATGACTCTATAAGGTTATTTTAACTTGTCAACTCACTTAACGAAATAGATTGACCGCGACTCATGCATGATTTCCAAGTCGAAGTCGGTCTTCGCGGGGCCAAAGCCAAGGAGTTTTTTATAGACTCCATCGAAGACGCCACGAGCTCCCGTCGGTGGCCCACCGATTCGTCCACTGATGGTCTGTAAAACAGCGAGTTCGTCTTCGTTGAGAACAAGGTTGAACGTCTTGACTTCTTTGAGAACGCCAGCTTTAATTGCTCGGTCGATATCAAAACGATATGTTTTTCCGTCACGTAGGATTTCAATGGTGTTTTTCATAGGTTAATACTCTATCAGGTTATTTTAATTTGTCAATCAACGAAGAGTCCATGCTTCAGGTGTTTCGGGGTTGCCTGGATGATGTTACAGTGACGTTTGCCGGTGTAAATCACTCCGTCTTTAAGGATGGCTGCTGCGAGGATCATAGGTGGTAGCTGTGGTGGGATTTGAACCCACGCTTGATCGATTTTAAGTCGATTGCCTCTGCCGCTGGGCTACACAGCCATTGTCGGAATTAAGCCCTGGGAGCGGTATCCTTCAGATACGTCTCGACATACGACTTGGCATCAGCCAAACCGAAATACTGTTCGGTGTATCCGCCCGGGAGCTGTCGTGTGGAAATAGGGAGACGTTTCTCAAGAAGGTCCTCCGCAAGCTTGCGGACCAACTTAATCAACGCAATCTTCGAAGCCCGTTGAAGGGGGAGATTGTCGTCTTGAGCCACTGACGTTTCGGGGAGAACGATCTTGACAGCGACATCATTGTCCTCGTCCGACAGAACGTCAGACATTGCAAGAGCAAGACGCTGTTCCGCTTCGTGAACCGACATAGTGAATTGTGATTTCATGTTGTTAAAAGAATACCGTAGATTTAAAATAAGTCAACTAGAATCAACGGAGGTTGAAATTAGATGCCCGCCGGATTTCTTCAACCGATTCAATCCGAGAGTCATATCCAAGCTTCCGCAATTGTTCATCCGTCAACTCGGCGGTAAAGATTACGTCGGTGACATTTGCAACCACCGTGACGATTTCCGGACGGTAATTTGGTTCAGTTACTTTGATTACGTATTTCATAAAATATGCCTATACTGGGAGGGGGTACCCCCAGACCCACATCACTTCGAAGCGATGAGACTCGGTGCCGAAGTAGCCTTCAACTCAGCAGGTAGGAACTCGTCATTGAGGTGGCCACACGCTGAACATAGAAATACAGGGATGGGCACATAAGAATCCTTCGGTGCACCGGTGAGGAGTCGTGACACCTTGCGCATCATAACCGCTTCAGTAAAGGCGGTATTTTCACATTCATCACATTTTACCTCAGCGGTATCCTTGAGGGTGACACGGGGTTGAGACGCGGGTAGGGTATCTTGGTTAAGACTTTTAATCATCCTTCGATGATAACAGCACTCCGGGGAACGTCAAGTAGAAGAATACCAACGGACAATTCTATATTCACAAAAGAATCTGACTGTTGAACGACGGACAAGACGTTTCTGATGTCTCCCCGTTTATATGAGATGCAGTCAGATGCGTCGTGTTCATCAATGCAATCGACGGTCAAATCTTTCAAAAATCTCACGTTTTTAGTCATAAAATGTCCGTTTTCGTTAAAGTAAAGTTTTCACTCCCTTCCTATATCGTTCACGTCTAATCAATCTTCCGTTTCCACGATTGCGCCCTTTATAGGTGGGATTCAACGTGTCACAATTAGAACACACCAACCTCAAATTGTCAACATTAGAATTGTCAGAGTCACCATTGATATGATCGAGAATCAAAAGTATTGGCAGCTGCCCCCACTCAGTTAATCCGCACATCTCACATTTATGGCCCCGCTTGTGAATAAGATACTTCTTTAGTGTATTGTGGCTCGATTTTACTTGATATTCGCCGCTCTCGATTAACTGATACAGGGACTTGGTTGACTTTTCTCCCTGACATTTATTTGAACAAAACGACCGCTGCCTTCCAACCTCACAGTCACAGTTCAAACAATGGTTCTTAGTTGTTTCCTTACGTCGTAGTGGATTGTTATATTTGGCAGAACAACTTGTGTCACAGAATTTCGGATTTCCCAGATAGGGAAGAACTTCGTCACAAAACTTACATCGGTTAGGAGACTTGTTATATTCTTCTAAGTTCTTCTTACCCAGTTCTTTCTGTTGAAACGACACAGAACAACTCAGATTACAGAAGAAATTTGTGAATCCTGCTTGTGTTCTACGTTGGAACTCTGACTGGGATTTTTCAACAACTGACTCACAGTTTTTACAAACTACTTTTACTTTATCCATATAGATAAGTATTGTGGAGCCAGACGAAAGAGTTGAAAACTTACCAGAAAATTGGAGCCGAGAGAGGGAATCGAACCCCCGGTGGGGCTATTAACCCGATAGCTTACAAAGCTATTCCTGTCGCCTCTGAGGCACCTCGGCAATCTCCAATAACTATAAACCAACACCGAAAACAAGTCAACCAAATGCCGTTCAGGCGTTCACAGAGGTCGCTGCCTTGGCCTGATCAGCACTAACCAAGGCAACCTCCCGTTCGGGAGGTACCCCCTACACCGGCTCCACCACGAACCCCGTGATGTCCTTCTTCGCTCGTCCCTTCTGAGTGAGGCCGACGATGACGTTCTTTGCGTCGGTGAAGCGGAGGTCCGTTTCGTCACCGTCAATGACCTTGTAACCCTTGAACGTCACCGGCAACGTGCCACGGAAAACCACTGCAACGTTCCCACCGGCCGCGAGAACTTCATCAACTTCGACTTCATTCGACTCGCTACGAGAAAAGGTCAAATGGTAGTTCGACGGGAGGGTACCCCCAGTGAACTCCCGCATGCGACCGATGGACTTCGTGTAATCGTAGAACTGCACCGTCGGGAAATGTTCCATGATGTTCTTCCCATCAAGCTTCACCCGCTCCCACGGAAGGTCGCTGGTGCCGTTCAGTCGGATGCACGGAGTCTTACCTTCCTTCGTTGCCTTTTTAATCAGACGAGTGATCTCGAACGCCAACTGCTTCATCCAAACGTTCTTATTCTTGAAAAAGGCCAAAGTCTTGTTGACTCGGGCATCTTTAACGTTATCCATCGCGCCACGTCCGGCGGTGAACAGACATGCTGAACGACAACCAGCTGATGCATCTGGACAAGTGTTCGCCACTCCGGATTCATCCGAGGGCGCGAGGTATGAGATTCCGGTCAGATAACCAAACTCTGATCCCTTGACCGTCTTTGCGTTAGTGTCAATGCCGAGGATTTCCATAGGTTGTTATTGTAACGAGTTTTTATCGAAAATCAAGTGAATTTTGAGGAATTAAGCCGTGGCCATCGCCGCCGACTCGCTGTGCGCACATTCACGTTGAAGGTCGGCCACCACCAAGGATTCCAGCTTCTCGGCCGGGATAAGCGTCTTGACCTGTCCCCAGTAACGGTGAATTTTCTTGAAGACAAAGGTCATCTGCTTCGGGCTGAGAGTTCCACGGGTGAGATACTGACGGGTCAGACTCGTGAGAAACTCCGCGTCACATCCGCTGAAGCCCACCGAGTTGGCTTCATGGGTGATGCCGGCGGCCTGTTCAGACAACGTCTGAAACTCGTGGATTCTAGTCAATCCTCTTAACGCCCATGCGCTGTCGGTCGACAATTTCTTCTTGAGGAAGGTTTTGATTTGTGCTTGAGTGACTTTCGATTTCATTGTGAAGATATGTTAAATGATTTTTACACATTTGTCAACAAGTTTCCACCCACATCTGGTTCTATGATTTTGTCCGACAGTTAAAGCCGAAATTCGACTTTTTTTGAACCCAAATTTGGTTCTGAACTCGAACGACGTGCCTACAAAAGACTCTCCGCTAAAATCATTCTTAAATTCAAAAACCGTGCGATTGAAATTTGGACTATCTTTTCCGCACAATTTCCTTGCTCCCAGTCTAATAATTGACATTCGTTTCCGTTCAAGTGGGTCAAGAAACCTTTGTTTAGCTATGTCAGACAATTTTTTCTTTACGTCCGGACGATTCATTGAAATTTTCAAAGAATCTTTCATTTTTTGTTTACTTTCCGGATGAAGTTCTCCACCAGATGCCTCAAAGTTGAGGTTGTAACATTTATCCATTTCCGATCTTGCGACATCCAAATATCTTTGTTCTGTTGCGAATAATTCCTTTCCATCCGGAACTATTTCTAAAATTACAAATTCAAACGAATCTTTTCCATATTTGTTCCATGCCCGTTGAAGTTTGACGTTTCCATGTTTATTTGGTTGAAGTCTTCTTACGTGACGTTTCCAACGAGAAGTTCTTCCTTGAGTTATATTCTTTGAACTTCCAACGTAATACTTTCCGTCAACTTTGTTTATTATCTTGTAAATTCCGCTTACTTTCCCGATACCGTTCCATTCGCCGTAGGCAAACTTCCTCCCGATTATGTTCGTAATATTTTCTTGACTTTTTTCGATTGTTGTTTCGAATTTCTTCGTCGGAATAATATTTTCTTTTTCTTCCCATAAATTATCTTTCATGTCAATAAGTATTTACGTAAGAACATAAAAGTGAGAACATTTTAATCTTTTTTAGATAACGCTAAAGGTATTTGCGCATTCTCTGGTACCCTATCCTCGGCGCCTTTTGGGTCTGCCGGATCGTCCTTTAAGTGTCGGACACCACTTTCACTTACAAGGACAGTTTACTGTAAATTTAAAAAAACTCAAGCCCTATTTGACGAATTCGGCCGGAATCGGCTCACCGTAGACTTTGTTGCGGAACTCGGCCAAATCCTTGGCGGATTCGTAGTTGGTCGCCTTCACCAACAGTTCAGCGTCCGCCGTAGGGAGGATGATGTAACGGTAGCCCTCGGTGTCGCCCAACACTTCATTGGTCCGCTTGTGGCGAGAATACATCTCGTGGCAGCTGTCGTGCGTGCCCGTGGTGAGAATGGTCGCCGTCTCTTTGACTCCGAGGCCGGGGAGATGATAAAACTCAACGAGTGATTCGGTGTTAGATACGTTGTTCATTGTGAAAATAGATTATCATTCATTTTCCCGAAACACAAGACTTATTTTAAGATAACGATAAAGTGATGTGCGCTCCCCGTGGTCACAAATTCTCGGTGTTCGATCACCTCACAGGCAGTTATCGTCTGCCGCCGACGTTCGTTACGAGGACAGACTACCACTCACATATAAAAAGTCAAAGGTAATTCTCAGAAAAGATTTTTTAACATCACCGTTGACATTTGATAACAAACTGATATTCTATTTCCACAATGAACAACGTCACTAACTACGCTTCCTTCGCCGAATGGCACAACCTCAACTACGGTTCCGCTTACCGGACGCCGTCCTTCGACGCCATCGTGCGTGACATGAAATTCCTCGACCGCCAGTTTGATGAAACGGTTGGTCGCTTCTTCTACTTCACCGGTCAGTTTCACGCCACTCCCAACGTCCGGGTCGACTTGACTTGGGAGGAAGTGGCGATGCGTTACGACAACATGTATTCTAATTTTTCTCGGTATGGGACGAATTAACGGTTGACTTTTTATTAAACCGAGATACACTTCTGTTATGAAAATTACTGTTGAAACTTTTAACAGTAAGAGAAACCTTAAATTAGTTCTTCGGAACGGAAAGAAATTATCGGCTACACTCAATACTGGAAACACTCTGGCTTCACCGATGAACAATGGAACAGTCTGCTCGGTTTCACGATGAAGTTGATTCAGGGAACCGACATTTCGATTGTGAATGGGGCAGGCGACTCCGACACTGTCGCTCGGTTGCAACCGGACATGATTCAGTTCAACGGTGAAGGCAGCGACTCCTGTGAAACCTTCCATCTCACCAAGCGGGCACAAGACTTTGAGTTTTGTAAGACTCGTCGACTTCCCTATGACGAAGTAGTGGTCGATGTGATGCGGGAAGCGATGCGGTTGAACCCCAACTTTGAACCATCCTCAGACGGTGGCCGGGAAGTGTTTTATGACACAGAAGGTCGCACGGTCATGGGGTATGGAATCGAGTCGTGGGGGCCGCAGAAGGCTTGACTTTCTATAAAAATTCTATATCCTTCTCACATGGAAAACGAACATCTCGATAACGTCGTAAACGTTCGGTCCAGGGTTCACTCTCCAATCAAGAAAAGAATCGGTCATGGATGTCGTGGGAATTAACTTTATCAACTAACAATGAGCACCTTCACCAACGAAAAATTCAGAATCACCGTTCGGATTCCCCACTTCGGTTCGATTGGAACGGTTGCGTTTCTCAAGTTCCTCGCCTTCTCTGAACCAGTGGCGAACAAAGAGGCTGGTGGTGGCGAGACTCCTCAATACAAAGACGTGACGTTTGAGTTTCGTCATGAGTATCAGACCTTCACGTTCCTCCATACCCTCAAGAAGACGTTCCATCCGGACTTCTTCACCACCAAGTCAGAAACGGTCACGGAGTTCGATTCCAGTTGGGAACATCTCTGGGAACATCTCGCCGCGATGGTGAAAGCTCACGACCTTCATCACGAAATGTCTGACGACCATCGGGTGTGGCAGAGTGGTCAGGCAGAACTGAAGGCTATCAAGACCCTCGCCGACAAGTTGGCTATCATTGACAGAGAACGTGTCTGTGGGATGGTGAGGGGGATTTATAAATTGACGGCTTGACTTTTTCTAAAATACTGTTAAATTAACCCCATATGAACATGACATGGAAAGAACTCGCCGCTAAAATTAACTCCCTTCCCCCCGAACGACAAGAGGATACTGTAACGATTTCTCTTGATATTATGCAAGAATGTATTCCTGCGGCATACGTTTGTCAGGTTTCAGATGAAGATTGGGCATTGGGAATCTTGGATAAGGGACATTTTGTAATTGCGGTAGAGGCTTGACTTTCTATAAAAACAGTCTATACTGTTTCCACAAATGAAAACTTACACCGTAAAAGTTGATAACAACGGAGACAAGTGTTGGTATCTCAACGGCAAACTGCACCGTGAAGATGGACCTGCCATTGAATATGCCAACGGAGACAAGTATTGGTATCTCAACGGCAAACGTCACCGTGAAGATGGACCTGCGGTTGAATCCAACGGAAGCAAGTTTTGGTATCTCAACAACAAACTGCACCGTGAAGATGGACCTGCGGTTGAATATACCGACGGATACAAGGAATGGTGGATCAACGACAAACTTGTGACCGAACAGGATGTGCTTAATTCTTCACAAACTATTGAGATTGAGGGAGTTAAGTATTCGATTGCACAAATCAAGGCCGCGTTGAAGAAAGTGGCTTGACTTTTTCTAAAATAGGTCTAAACTGTTTTCACAATGAACGAACAACTTGACCCCCAAAACGAAATTCACAGTCTCGCCCACGTTTCTTCTGAGGAAGTTTTCGACGGTCATCTCGAAGCTCAATATGAGGAACGGACAGAAG